TTACACCTGCGGGAACCAAGCCCCGCAAGCGTTAGTGGGTAGCGCCAGCCACCGAAAACCCTTGGAAAAATTTTCCAGGGCGTCTACCCAAAACGCGCGGTGACGATCGTCTCGCGCACGTTCGGCATGCGTCGCGGCGACGACTTCAAACGCCCGCACTCCCAAGATTTCAGCGACACGAAAACAAGTGTCCTCATCAAACGTCGACTTCCCATTTCGGTACGCGCTCACGGTAGAGCGGGTGACGTTCAACACTTTGGCGGCAGCGTAATCCGACGGCAGATCAAGCTTGATCTTGACGGCGTCGAGCCATTCGATCGTTGTTTTCATTGAGAAAACCCCTGTTAATTCAACCCGATGTCAAGGGTATCCGAACGCTCGACCCCTCGCAACGATCGGACGGTCCGAACGTTCGACCCATATTGACATGTTCGGTGGGGTCGAACTATAGTCCGGCTGTCGCCCCGGTAACTGGCTCTCAACCCCGCCAGTGCTGGACTTGCTACCCGGCCACCGGGGCGATGTTTCTCAAAAACATCGTTCTCGGGGTTGAACAGGGGGTGCAAAAATGGCTGTTTCTCAGCAACATATCGTTACAGGTCTCACCGATTTGCAACGGCTGGCAACGCTTGAAAAGGGCGCAATCAGCCACTTCGGCGCCGATCACTCGACTGGCAAGCAAGCCGAATCCCATCGCAAACCCTCCCTTAAAACCGTCTCGCCCATTCATCCCTCGGCGCTCGGCGGCTACACCATCGAAGGTCCGTTCAATCGCCGCCCGTCGCGCATCGCCCGTGCGCTCGATCGTTTTTTCTACTGGCTCGGCGCGTAACTGCTATGCGCTCGTCAACCGCGTTCGGGGAAATCGGGTATCGCGTCGATGATGGCGATATCGGATATGCGGGCAGTACGCACCTGTCGTTCAAGCCGCAGACCGCGCCGAGCGTCGCGCATATCCGCGCAACCGCGCGCGGCGACGCGGAGCTCTCCCGCATCAAGTCCATTCTCACCACGACGAAGGCAACGCGCAGCGCGGGGCAGAGCACGACGCCGCGCCGCGTGGACGTGACGCCTGACGCCTATTGGGCGGCAATCTCTCGCACAGTGCGGGGCTTCGCGTAATGCTCGGCAGAAACGACGTATGGGCCGCTGGGCTGGTCGCGCCGTTCCCGCGTCGCTGGCAGGCGAACATGATGCGCGAATGGGATCGCCGCCGCGCAGCGTTCAACCCGAAGAAAGTCACGGGAGAGAACGACGCGCAGCGCGCGGCTAACGTCGCATTGCGTGATGCTGTCGCGTCGCTTGCGAGCCACGCCGTGAGCGACGAGCTGCCGCTCGATGCGCTCGACCATGACGTGATTACGCACGCACGCGAATGCGCTGAACAGGCACGCGTGCGCACGCTTTCGCTTGAGGCATGGCAGGAAGCAGGGCGATGCGCAGCGCGAGCCGCGGGAATTTCGGCGCTGGAGCTGGCGCCGCTCGAAGTCCTCGAAGCGCGCGTGATGCTCGCCGACTTCTGCGTGTCGCGCGGCGTCGCGCCCGCGACTGGCCGAATTGACGACGAAGGCGCCGTGCGCCGGATGATTGCGCCGAAGTGGTGGACGATGCGCATGCGCCGCGCGCACGCCCGCGCCGTTGAGGCGGCCGCTATCGACTTCGGGCTCGTCAACCGCCTGCGCGATGTGTACGTGTCTAACGAAGGGCTCGCGGCGCGCGAAGCGCAGAACGCGCAACGCGGCGATGCTCGAAACAACGATCGCGCACAACCTCGACACCGACCAAGAATTTACGCTTGCCGAGCTGTCGGCGAAGGGACCGGCCAACAAGGCCGTGCGCCGTGCGGAGCTCATGACGCGCATCGCCGGTTTCGAGCGCATCGCCATCGCCTCGGGCCATGCGGGCCTGTTCCTGACGATCACTTGTCCGTCGAAAATGCACGCGTTCAAGCTCGTCGGCCCGGAAGGCCGCGAAAAGGCAATTCGAAACACGAGGTACGACGGCACGAAACCCGACGACGCACAAGCCTATCTGCGCGGCGTTTGGGCTTGTATCCGCGCGGCTCTCGCGCGACGCGGAATCAAACTCTATGGCTTCCGTATCGCCGAGCCACAACACGACGGTACGCCGCACTGGCACCTGCTCGTTTTCTACCCGCCGCAGCACGATGCGACCGTCGAATCGACGGTGCGCCGCTACGCGCTCGCAATGGACGGTGATGAGCTCGGCGCGCAAAAGAAGCGCTGCGATTTCAAGCGCATGGACGCCGCACTCGGCACGGCCGCTGCCTACATCGCGAAGTACGTCGCGAAAAACATCGACGGCTACAAGCTCGACAAAGATCTGATTGGAAACGATGCGCTCGAAACGTCGGCGCGTGTGGAAGCGTGGGCGTCGCGCTGGCGCATTCGCCAGTTCCAGCAGATTGGCGGGCCGCCGGTGACGATCTGGCGCGAGCTGCGCCGCGTCGAATCTGTTCCGGCCGATGCGCCCGCACATGTGCGGGCGGCGCACAACGCCGTGAACCGCGTCGCGAAGCTCGAAGGGCGCGAAAACGCGTCTGTTGCTTGGGATCACTACGTCAACGCGCAAGGCGGCGTGCATTGCGGCCGTGATTACCTCGTGCGTCTCGCGACATTCCGCGACGGCTCGCGCACGGCCTACGGCGAAGAAGCCGCCGCGAAGCCGGTCGGCATTGAGTATTTCGAAGTCGCGAAGATTCGCGACGCGATCGGTAACTGGATTGACGTGATGCCGCGCACCGTCACGATCGAGTCGAAACGCTATCGGTGGGAAGTCGTTCGCGTGGCGCAATCGGCCGGTGCGACCGTTCGCGGTACGTTCGACGGCCGCGTGATGCAAGGCGGCGGCGCGACGGACATGGCAGGCATCGAACAGCCTGACCTGTGGCTGTCGGGCGACGCCTACGCTAAATGGGCCGCAAAGTATCCCGACGCGGCTCGGGATTGGGAGTTTGGTTTTGAGCGCGCGCAGCGCGCGCCTCGGACCTGTGTGAATAACTGTACGCGACCGGCCGCAGAGCCGGTATTTGACCACCACGCGGCCGCACCGATCGACGCAGATTTCGACGGCGCGGCCCTGAATTTCGCCGGGGGCGGCGCTATTCGTACTGACCGGAGACCGGAATGACGACCATGAAAATCGAGTGTCCTTGCTGCGATGGTGAAATCGACGCGCGGCACACGGAAGGCCTGTCCGACACGATGCGCCGTATGTACTTCGTCTGCGACGACTGCGGCTATCGCACGCCCGCCGGATTCGAAATCCTGTACTCGCTGTCGGCGTCGGCGAAACCGCGCGCCGACATTGCGCTCGAAGTGCGGCCGTCGCCGATGTTGCGCGGCGGCGTCAACGCGCGCACGACCGTCGCACTCGCGAGGGCGGCATGAGGTTCACCATCAAATGCCCGCACTGCGGCGCGCGCGGCATCGCGCGGTCGATTGAAAAGGTCTCGCCAACGTCGTGGCTGCTCGATTTCCAGTGCGACGACGTGACGTGCGGCCACACGTACCGCACGCAGCTCGACATGTATCCGCCTGAGACGCCGATACCGCGCCGCGAGCGGCGCGAGACGGGCGCGCTCCAGTTCGACGAATAGGCGGCCCGCCTCATTGCAATCAGGCTGATATCGGGTCGATATCGGCGGTCTGTTTCATCATGCTCGGGGGAGCAAATGTCAAAAATCGTAGTGATCGGAAATTCGAAGGGCGGCACGGGCAAATCGACGAGCTCGTTGCAGTTCTCGATCGGGCTCGCGCGCGAAGGCGCGCGCGTGTGGCTGGTTGACGGCGACCGGCAGGAAACGAGCGTGACTGCAATCACCATGCGGGCTCAAAGCGGACGGGCGCCGATTGCTGCGTCGGCCTACGCTAACGGCGCCACGCTGCGCGCCCAGGTACTCCAGCAGCGTGACGCATACGATTTCGTCGTGATCGACGCGGGCGGCCGCGATTCGAGCGCGCTGCGCGCCGCGCTCACCGTCTGCGACGCCGTCGTAATTCCCTGCCTGCCGCGCACGTTCGACGTGTGGGCGATGCAGGATATGGTGCAGCTTGTTGACGATGCGCGCGCCGTCCATGACCTCAAGGCGTTCGCCTTCCTCAATTCAGCAGACGCCAACGGCGCCGACAACCGCGACGCGGCGGCCGCCATCGCGGATTTCAAACAGGTCGAGCTTCTGCCGTTCCGACTCGGCCGCCGCAAAGCCTACGCGAACGCGAGCGGTGCAGGGCTACACGTCGAAGAAATGCCGCGACGTGACACCGTGGCTTGCGCCGAAATCGACCGGCTCACTGCGGCGGTGTTCGGCGTGTAATGCAATATCGACTTGCCATCTATTAGATATCGGTTTGATATCAAGTTAGTAGCAAGTCGATATCGAATCGATATCGAAAAGGGAAGGGCGAAAAGATGACGATCACGAAACGGCCGGCAGTCGGAAGCCAGGCGCAAAGCGCCAATGCCTTTATCGCGGGTGCGCCCGACGCGGCGCACGAGCAAGAAGCCGAACCGGCGCGACGCAGGAAGGAGGTGATTAGCCTCGGTGTCGATGGCGAGCTGCTGAAACGAATCGACGAGCGAGCCACCAAGCTCGGTCTTTCGCGCGCTGCTGCGATCAATCTCGCGATCGCGCGTTTTCTTCACGAATAGTAAAAAAGCCGCACTTGGGTGCGGCTTTTTTCATGGATAAGACGGACGGTCGTGTTAAGAGTCGCTTACTGTGCCGCTGTACCAGGCCCAAATCAATTTGGGATCAATGCCATTGAAGCTATGTGGCATGACGTGAAGCTGTCCGTCTCTGACGAGATGGGCCATCGGATATTTCACGTTCCTCGGAAACTTCGGACCACGATTTACTGAAATAGTAAGCCGCAGTATCGGCCATAGCATGCATACGTAGCTGATCGGCTCGTCTTGGTCATCGCCCGGAGAAAGCGACCCGGAAATGATGCCGCACAGCGCACCTTCTTGGTCGAAAACGGGGCCTCCACTCATTCCCCCGTCAAATCGGGCCGCGATTCGGTAGCAGGGAAACGTGAAATTTCCGGCAGGCTGACCTTGCGGCAAGATTTCTTCCACCAAACCTGTAGAGGTCGTGGGCGCGTCGGTCAGTTCCAAATGATAGTTCCCATTCTCCGCGGGTCGTGTGTCGACCTTCGAGCTGTGGTAACCGAAGGCTGCGAGTCTTTCGCCAAGACGCGGCGGACCAAACGCTAGCGGAGGGTGCCGCCACTTCATCTTCGCGCCAGAATTGCGCAACAACTCTCGTGAGCTGCTTCGAAATAGAGCGAGATGCAAGACGGATATGTCTGTGTCGGGGTGACTCCATGCCTTCACAACTTGGTAGATGATATAGGTTGGGCCGGGCAAGCATTGATACAGTCGAATCGAGTAGTCCGCGATCACGGGCGTGCCATCCTCGTCTGTTTCGGTGCCGAACCTTGTCGTAATTTCATCGAGAACGTGCTTCGCGGTTAGAACAACGTATGGCGCGATGAGTGTGGCTGTACCAATGACGTAAGTTTCACCGCCTCCAAATTCGACCAAGACCCGTAGGGCGAATTCAGACATCAGTGTGTCTGCTGGCTCTTTTGCGAAAGTTGATTTTTGGGGAATCGACATTGCGATGAAATGATGGCGTTAATTTCAAGCGTTTCGCTCGACCACAGTAGGGCCGCCACGTTGCAAGGCGCGAGACGCGTCTGGGTGGGCAGCCGCGCTTCATGCGTGCGCGGCACGCTCCAGCACTTCGCGCGCGGCGCGGCCCAGCACTTCCTCTGACCACTGATTCACGCTCTCGCCCGAGACGGCCGCCGCGATGCCAACGCGCGCATGCACGTCGGGATCAATGCGGAGCATCAGCTTGCCCGATGCGGGCTTTTGCGGCTTGCGCCCGGCTTGCTCGCAGTCCGTCAGGTAGTGATCGACGGCCGCGTGAAAGTCGGTCATCAGCTCCTCGACGGTCGAGCCGTGAAAGCTGATCTTGTCGTCAACGCCGAGCACATGGCCGACGAAAATGTTGTCGCGCCCGTCGAAGTCGATGCGGGCGAAATATCCCTTGTAGCTCATTGCATTGCTCATGGCTTTATCCCCATTTCGCTAAACCAGTCGCGCAAGTCTTCAACCTGATACCGCTTTGCCTCTTTGCCCGGATGCGGGCGGTGATGGTAGCGGCGCTGGCCGTTCAGCTCGAAGGCGATGCGCGACCCGGCGCCTTCGTGGATTTCGCCGCCCAGGGCGACGACAAGCGATTCAATGTCCGAAAACACGATCGCGCCCAAAGTCGGCTTCGTGTAGATCGCGGCGAGGGTGCGGGCGTGTTTCGTTTTCATGCCTTTATGATAGCAAAAAGTGATATCAATATGCAATCAGAAAGTGATATCACTCGCGTATTGCTTCATTCTTTCGATGCGCCTCGACGGCTCACGATGCGGTCGATTACGGCTTGTTGGCGCGGCGTGGGCTTGTCCGTCAAACACGGCTCATTGTCCAGCTCGCGCTCGAAGCAACTCCAGACCGTAGAAGGCACGACGCCCGAGCCGCCGGAGCCGAGCAGGCTGCGTATCTGCTGCGCGCGCGTGATGGTCGAGCGAAGCCGGTGAATCTCCCAAAGCAGCTCCAGCACGAGCGCGTCTGGGCGTTCCTCCCATATTTCAGCAAGGCGGGCGGCGGTGAGCGGCGGGCGGTGCGGCATGGCATTGACTCAAAGCAAACACTGTATGGATATACAGTATAGCGCCGCGTGACACAACGCGGGGCGGCGGCCGGGCGCGCCAGAGGGCTCCAGAGCGGCCGCGCGTGAACACGGTGCGGCGGGGCTCGGCGCAGTCGCGGCAAGGGTGTGTCGGGGCTGGCAGGCGGCCGGGCGGGGCGAAAACAGGGCCGGGGCTCGGGCGCGCGCGCACCATGACGCAGCCCCAAAAAACGCAGTCCCCCTCCCCGCCTGCCCGTTTCTAAAAGGGCTCGTTTTGATGCAGACGGCGAGCGGCGCGCAAGTCCCGCCACTGGCGGGGCTCGGCGGTTTTCGGGCGGCTCGCGGTTAACGCACGTAAACGCAAAAAAACGGCGTTTTGATGCAACGTTTACTTGCGGGCGAGCGTGTAGAGCAGGGCGGCGCGCAAAATTTGCAAAATCGCGCGCCCGCGCGTCAGGAAACGACCGATTTTTTCCCGGACGGCTCGATCGGGTCGATGCTGTACGGTGCGAATCGCACGATTTCGTCGCCAGCCCATTCGTTGAAGGCGAGAAACTGCGTCTGGAGCGGGGTGATTTCGTTGCGCCCGAACACCTTGGCTGCCGTGTCGGCGGCGCCAAAGCCGCCCGTGTTGCTCGGAACGATGCCGAGTAGCTGCGGCGGCACGCGATGGGCGGCGAGCAGGTCGTCGCGCGTGATGTTCTTGATGTTGAAAAACTCGTCCTTTGCCGCGACCTCACTCACCGGAATGAGTTGCAGGCCGTCTTTCTTGCCCTGTGGCGAGTAGTAGAACAGGTTGCGGAAATTGCCCGGCCCCTTGGCGCTCTTGAGCGCTTCGCGCAGTGAATCAATGTCGTCCTGATCGGCGGCCGGGTCCGTCAGGTACAGGATGAAGCCCGCATGGCTGCCGTTCTCGTAGTAGCGGCGGCGAAACAGCGTCGAGCTCTCATTGAGCCAGGCGGCATGCAGGGCGCCGAGATATTCGGGCAAGCCGTACACCTCCTGATTTACGTCGGGCTCGATGAGGTGATGCACGTCGCCCGCCTCGAATTCGTGAACGACCTGCCAGCCGTTCGTCTGCGCGTAGCTGACCATGTCGGTGCGGCGGCGCATGTATTTGCCGGGCGCCGCCTCGAATCGCAGCGTGTCGCCGAGCCGGTTTCGCTGGCGTTCCATGTAGCCATTGCCGAACATCAGGAAATCGAGCGCCCAGCGGCGGAACGTGTCGCGTGACATGAGCCTGTGCGGAATGAACGTGGACGCGAGCACGTTGCGTTTGAAGTAAAGCGCGGACGCGTGGTGCGTACCGGCGCGGAACGACTTCGCGAGCGCCGACCAGCTAATCGGCGGCTCATACCAGCCGTTGTAGGTGACGAGCTCGGCGTAATCCAGCAGCTCGGCGCGATTCATCACCGGCGTGGGATCGCCGAACGTGAACGCACTCGCGCCCGCCGTGCTTTTCGGCTCTGCGGCCGCTACCGTGCCGCGCTCGTGGCGCGCTGCGCGCCTGTGGCTCGCTTTCATGTAGAAATCTCCATAAATCCAGAATTGCGGGCCGCCATGCCTTCCAGCGGCTCGTTTGAAATCGCGTGCAGGACCGACCACGCAAGGTCCGCGTGTCCGGTTTCCTCGCTACGGCCCGCCGTGTAGGTGACTTGCCGGCCGCTTGCCGTGACGGTCTTTTTGATCGCCATGAAGGCGGCGGCCATATCGGTCCAGCCCGCGTCAAATTGCAGCCGGCCGCCGTTGACGACAGAAAGGCCTTTGAGCACGAGCATGCCCTTGACCTCGGGCGAGTAATTGAGCGCGACGGCACCGGGGTAAAACTGGCGCACGAGCTGATAGACACCCTGACCCATGCCGGTCGTGTCGATCGCCATGTACGTGACTTGGTAGCGCTGCGTGATTTCCTTGATCTTCGCGGCCTGCGCCTCGAAATCCATCCCGCGAAACTGGTGCTTTTCCAGCACGCGAAACGGGCCGCCGGGAACCACAGGCGGCGCGACGACGGAGAGCGCCGCGGAGTCGCCCGTAAGCGCCGGGTCATACCCGACCCACACACCGCGATAGCCGAACGGACGCAGCAGCAGCGGCTCGAAGTCGGTCCAGACCTCCCACGAATCCACCATGCAGCGCTGTAGATTGGCCAGGGTGAAAACCGACGCGGTATCGTCGATAAACTGGCACATCAGCAGGTTCGCGAAATCCTCGGGGCTGTACTTGCGCCGTAGCTCTTCAAGATCGAAAAGCGAACACCCGCCGCGCAAAGCATCCTCAACCGTCACGATCTGGCGCCACTGGCCATCCTCGCAAAGCCGACCGCGCGCAAGTGCCTCATGCGTTACATCGAAGTGGACGTGATCGGCCTTCGCGCGGCCGCGATTGATGTGCTGCCCGTTCCAGAACGTGTAAGCCTGGTGCGCGAGACTGGATGGCGTAGAAAAATATGTCTCACGCCATTTCTTGTGCATCGCCATGCCTGACGCGACCGCCTGGAGTTCCTTGAATCGCGCGATCCAGAAATACTCGTCGACGTACAGATTGCCGTGATAGCTCTGTGCTGTGCGTGCGTTCGTGCCGAGAAAATAGAGCGTGGCGTCGTTCGGCAAGACAATGGGGTCGCCCGTCAAATCAACGTCGGCGGCCTCACGCGCGAACTGCGTGATGTACTGCTTGAATACGTGCGCCTGTGCTTTGCTCGCAGAAAGAAAAATCTGGTTGCGGCCAGTCTGTAGCGCATCGTCCAGCGCTTCGCGCCCGAAATAGAACGTTGCGCCGATCTGGCGTGACTTGAGAATATTGCGCGTACGGTGATGCCCGTTTCGATACCAGACCTTCTGATAGTCGAACTGGCAATCGAGAAACGCCTCGTGCAGCCTCGCAACCTGCGCGTCGGAAAACTCATTGCGCGCGGCTTTTTTCTTCGGCGCCGCGCTGCGTGCCTCGACGTTCGGATTCAGGTCCGATTCCTTGCCCGTCTCGGAATACTTTCGCACGCGCGCGGAGCGTTCGAGCTGCCGCATGAGCAGGTCGATTTCCTTGTAATCGCCGGGCTCCTTTTTCTCTTTCGCCACGAGCGCATTCACGCGCATTTCGATGGTCATTTCGACCGTATCAATGGGCGATGCCTTATCCCAGTTCTCGCGCTGTTTCCACGTCTCGACCGTCGAACGATTCAACTCAAGATGACGCGCAATAGATGACACGCGCCACCCCTGCCAGTACAGGGCGCGCGCTGCCTTTCTTGGGTCGGCATTCGTGGCCGCGTTATCCGTGATTTCAAGCATGGCCGAAGCGTAACCGGCCAACGCGCGCGCGCGCAGAAGTTCGGTTTGTACCCGGCCGCATCACGTTTTCAATTGATTGCCGCCACGCGCCATCACCGGCAACATTCAGTTACACGATTTACGCCGTATCGACGATTTGAAACTTTCCATTGGAGTGCTTATGATGTTCAAGCGCAAGCTGACTTTCCTCGCGGCCGCAGTCGGCTCGATCGCTTCGCTGTTTGCGATCGACGCACATGCAGCCACGACCACGATCACGGCAGGCATGCAGCACGCCGATGTGATCGGTGCAGCCAGCACCGCAGCAGCGGGTGCGCTTGGCGTCGGCCAGATCGCAGCGACGGGTGGCAATCACGCCATCACGTCGAAGAAGTTCCGCGTTGCGGTTGAAGGCGCTACGACGGACGGTCGCAAGATCGAACGGGCGTGGATTCAGCAGATGGCCGCGCAGTACAGCGCTGAACTGTACGGCGCACGCGTCAACTGCGAACACATTCGCGGAATGGCGCCTATGACCGACAACGCCAATTCGAGCCCCTTCGGTTCGTATGGCGATGTTATCGGGCTCAGCGCGGAAGAAATCGCAGACGGCCCGCTCAAGGGCAAGCTCGGGCTGTATGCGCAGGTTGCGCCGACACAAGCGCTGATCAACCTCGCAAAGGCGCGCCAGAAGGTGTACACGTCGATCGAAATCAACCCGTCATTCGCCGACACGGAGCAGGCGTATCTGATCGGCCTCGCCATCACGGATAGCCCGGCCAGCCTCGGCACTGAGATGTTGTCGTTCGCTGCAACGCAGGGCGACAACAATCCGCTTGCGCACCGCAAACAGTCTCCGGGCAACCTGTTCACGGCCAGCGAAGAAACCACGCTCGAATTCGAAGCCACGACGCAGACGCCGATCGGCGCGGGCGTGGCCCTGTTCAAGCGCGTGGGCGAACTGCTCGGCATCACGAAAGAGAAGGGCGCCGCCGACGAAAAGCGCTTCGGCGATATCACGCAGGCCGTCGAAATGCTCGCGACGTTCTCGCGCGAGCAGGCCACGCGCGCCGACACCTTCGCCGAACGCCTCACGAAGCTCGAAACTGAGCTCGACGCCGAGCGCAAGGCACACACCGCGACCGCGCAGGCGCTCGAAAAGCTGACGACGAAGCTCTCGACGGAACCGGGCGGCACGACGCGACCGACCGCCACCGGCACGAGCGAAGGCCACAAAACGGACTGCTGATCGCGGCCATTACCGGCTGGCTCACCCCTCAACGAATCGGAGAATCACCCTCATGCGCAACGATACCCGCGCGAAGTTCGACGCCTATCTCGGCGACATCGCGAAGCTCAACGGCGTGCCGAATGCCGCCGTGAAATTCACGGTCGATCCGTCCGTACAGCAGACGCTCGAAGGCCGCATTCAGGCGTCGAGCGAGTTTCTGAAACGCATCAGCATGATCGGCGTCGACGCGCAGGCAGGCTCAAAAATCGGCCTCGGCATCGGCGCACCGATCGCGAGCACGACCGACACGAGCACGAAAGACCGCACGCCGGTCGATCCGGCGAGCCTCGACGACAACGGCTACTTCTGCACGCAGACGAATTTCGACACGGCGCTGTCCTATGCGCGTCTCGATGCGTGGGCGCACAAGCCGGATTTTCAGACCCTGATCCGCGACGCGATTCTCAAGCGCACCGCGCTCGATCGCATCTGCATCGGCTTTAACGGCACGAGCCGCGCCGCAACGTCGGACCGCGCAAAGAATCCGCTCTTGCAGGACGTGAACAAGGGCTGGCTCCAGAAGTTCCGCGATAACGCGCCCGATCGCGTGCTGCACGAAGTCACGAAGGATTCGAACAAGATCACCATCGGCAAGGGCGCTGACTTCGAAAACCTCGACGCGCTCGTGCTCGACGCGCTGCAACTGCTCGACGAGTGGTATCGCGACGATCCGTCCGTCGTCGTCGTGCTCGGCAGTTCGCTGCTGCACGACAAGTATTTCCCGATCGTGAGCAACGCCAACGTCGCGACCGAACAGGCTGCGCTCGATCTCGTCATCAGCGGCAAGCGCATCGGCGGCAAGCAGGCCGTGAGCGCCCCGTTCATGCCCGCCGACAAGATGCTCATTACGCGCCTCGACAACCTGTCGATCTATTTCCAGAACGGCGGCCGCCGTCGTTCGGTGATCGACAACCCGAAGCGCGACCAGGTCGAGAACTACGAGTCGAGCAACGAAGCCTATGTCGTGGAGGACTACGGCTGCGGCGCGGTTGTCGAGAACATCGAAATGGCTGAGGCGGCCTGAGCATGACGAGCCCCGCACGCCGACACCAGGCACGCATTCGCGCCGAACGCGCGGCCGCATCGGCGGCGCCCGGCGAGTCGCTGGCAGGCGCGAGCCACTACGAGCTCATGCTTGCGAAGCTGCTCACCGACATTCGCCGCCTGCACGCGATTCAGTCTGTCGCCCGCAAGATCGACGTGAAACGCGAAGTGCTGCCCGAGTACGCCGACTATGTGACCGGCTCGCTCAAGGGCGGGCGGGGCGCGCAAGACGAAGTGCTCACCACGGTGATGATCTGGCGTATTGACGCAGGCGACTACGTCGGCGCGCTCGAAATCGCTCGCTACGCGCTGCAACACGGGCTGTCGCTGCCCGCGCGCTACGACCGCAGCACGGCCGCCGTGCTCGCCGAACAGTTCGCCGACGCTGCGCTCACTGCGCTGCGCGACGGCGGCACGTTCGACGCCGACCAGCTCAACGAAGTGCGCGAGCTGACCGAAGGCACCGACATGCACGACCAGATTCGCGCGAAGCTGCACAAGGCGCTTGGCCTCGCATTCATGAAGGCAATCGGCGACGACAGCCTCGACGATCTGACCGACTACGGCCGCGCGCGTGCTGCCCTGCAATGCCTCGAAACGGCTTTGAAGCTCGACGCACGCGCCGGAGTGAAACAGAACATCAACCGCCTGCAAACGCAGGTGGAAGATGCGGACGGCCGCCGGGCCGCCCGCACGTAAAGAGCCCCCCCGGCAATGGCGGCACCGGCGTTCACTCCCAACACCTGACGGCAACGGGATTCGAACGCCGGTCCACCGCCACCTATTCCTCTCGTCGCATGCCCTGACATGAGCAGCTTTCTCGCTACCGCAGACACCGGCACCGCGGCGACCGCGCCCGCCGCCGACACGCTGAAAAACGACGGCTGGTTTCCCGACGTCGAGCTCGGCGCGCTGCGCGAGCAGATGAAGATCGACGGAAACGTGACGGATGCGCGCCTGCGCCCGGCCGCGCTCGACGCGATGGCGAGCTGCAACGCGGAATTGCGCTCGTGGCAGGTGAAACAGCTCGCGGCCGGATACGCAGAGCTCGCGGCCGTTCCCGCGCCGCAGCTCGGCGGCGAGAGCACGCACGTTATCCGCTACCGCCGCGCCGTGTTCAACCTCGTGCGCGCCGATCTGACCGAGCAGTATCGCGGCCTCGATACGACGAAATCGGGCGGCCAGAAGGCCGAAGAACTCGAAGCCACGATCGGCGAAGCGCGCCGCAATGTGCGCATCGCGCTCGCCGACATTCGCGGCATCCGCCGCACCACGGTCGAGCTGATCTGATGAAGATCGTCGCGCGCCAGGGCGATACCGTCGATGCGATCTGCTGGCGTTACTACGGCCGCACGGATGGCACCGTTGAAACGGTGCTTGAAGCGAATGAAGGCCTCGCCGACCTCGGCGCCGTGCTGCCTTCCGGCACCGTCGTCGAGTTGCCTGATTTCGACAAGGTGCAAAGCAGCTCGACGCTACTGCAACTGTTTGACTGATACCGGAGCCGCACGCATGGCAGAACCGAACACCACCGCCGCCGCCGCAATCGCAGCGATCGGCGTCGCCGGGCTCGCGCCCGGCATCGACGGCAACGCCCTGATTGGCGCGTTCACGGGCGCCGCGCTCGTCGTCGTCACGTCCAAAGACCTCGGGATTTTCCGGCGGCTCGCGTACCTGCTGATTTCGCTCGTGATGGGCTATATCGCCGCGCCGGAAATCGTCAACGCGACGCCGGTGCATTCCACGGGCGTGGCGGCGTTCTTCGCGGCCGCGCTCGTCATCACCGTCACGCTGCAACTGATCGAGCGCGTGAAAACCGTCGATCTGCTCGCGTTCCTCAATCGGGGCAAGGGGGACTGACATGCACATTACGTTCGCGCTGATCGCGCTCGCGGCGCAGCTCGCGGCCGTCGCGTGCCTGCTGCTCTATCGCCGCAACGGCGCGCGCCACCGGCACCACGTTTCGTGGCTCGCGTGGCTGCTTGTCGTCGTGCTCGGCGGCTCGTCGATCGAGCTCGCATTGCACGCGAAGCACGTCGGCCTGTTCGACGCGGGCAAGTCGATGCTGCTCGCCCTGTTTGTGTTCACGTCGCGCGGCAACGTGGCGCGACTGCTGCGGAGTGAATCCCGATGAAAACCCATGTGCTCGGCGACCACGGCGCCGATGTTGGCCTGCTGCAATCGCGCCTGATCCGCGCGGGCTATGCGCTCGGCGTGTCGCACGTCTACGACGCCGCCACCGAAGCGGCCGTGACGGCCTTGCAGAAGAAAACGGGCCTCGTCGTGGACGGCATCGCAGGCCCGAAAACCTATGCCGCACTGGCGACCGGCCAGCGCGACCCGAAGCACCTTGCCGACGCCGACCTCGTGCGGGCTGCCGACACGCTCAGCGTGCCGCTCGCGTGCGTGCGCGCCGTGAACGAAGTCGAAACGACCGGCTCGGGCTACCTCGTCGACGGCCGCCCGAAAATCCTTTTCGAGCGCCACGTTTTCTGGCGACGGCTCAAGGCGCGCGGCATCGACCCGGCGCCGATCGCGGCCAAATACCCGACCATCGTTTCGCAGACGCCCGGCGGCTATCAGGGCGGCCAGGCGGAATATACGCGCCTCGCGTCGGCCGAGCTGATCGACCCGGCGGCCGCCTATGAGTCGGCGAGCTGGGGCGCGTTTCAGGTGATGGGCGAAAACTGGCAGCAGCTGGGCTATGCGAGCATCGACGAGTTCGTGAGCCGCATGGAGAACAGCGAAGCCGACCAGCTCGACGCGTTCGTGCGCTTCGTGGCGGCCGACAGTGGGCTCGTCGCGGCGCTCAAGGGGCGGAAGTGGGCGGCGTTCGCGAAGGGCTACAACGGGCCGGATTTCGCACGCAACCTGTACGACGTGAAGCTCTCCCGCGCGTATGACAAATACACCGCCACCGAACAGGCGGCCGCATGAATGCGCTCGTGGCGAAACTGATCGCGTGCGCCATCGCGGGCGCGATGCTCGTCGGCGGCGTGCTCTACGTGCGTGCGCTGCGCGCCGAGCTGGCCGACACCAATCACCAGCTCGACGACGCTCGCCAGCAGATTGCGGGCCGCGACAAAACGATCAAGGATTTGCGCGACGACTCGAAAGAGAAAGGCGCGCAACAGCAGCAGCTCGACAATTCAACCGGCCGCGTAGGCACGAAGCTCGCCAAGGCGCGTCAGGATATCCGCAAGGTGATTAATGAAAATCCGATTGTCCGCTCGTGGGCTGATACCCCTTTGCCTGCTGACGCTATCCGCGTGTCAGGTAGCGCCGCCGCCACCGGCGCCGACGCTTTCAGTGCAGGAATGCCAGCGTCTGAGCCGCTGCACGCTTCCGGCGACGGCCCCGACGACTAACGGCGAGCTCGCGCACGCGCTGCTGACCGTCAAGGGCGCCTGGGCGCTGTGCGCCGCCAAGGTGGACATGATCGTTGACTGTCAGGCGAAAGCGCAGGCGAAGATCGACGCGGAGACGGGGCAGGCGGAGAAGGGCGGCCATGATTAAGCCCGCGAGCCTGCGCGCGGCGATCACGGCCGCGATTCCCGACGTGGCGACGAACCCGGAAAAGCTCACCGTATTCATCGACTCGGGACTGCTCGCCGCGACGGCCGGCCGCTCGCTGTCGTTCGAATACCGCTACACGCTCAATGTGCTGCTGCTCGAATTCGCGGGCGACTCCGATCTGCTTTTCGTCGCGATCCTCGAATGGGTGCGCGAGCATCAAAACGACCTAGTGACGAACCCCGACGAGCGCGAACGCGGCATCACCTACGAAATCGACATACTCGACAACCAGACGGCCGACGTGTCACTCAAGCTGATGCTGACCGAGAGCGTAGTCGTGAAAACCGCCGACGACGGCACGCGCACGATTACGCACGTTGATGACTCGAAGAAACCCGGCCTCGACGCGTGGCAATGGCATGCCGATGCTATCCCGACAACGCCGCAGACGGCGAACAGTGGAAGCAACAGCGCGGAGCCCGAAGCGTGAGCGATGATCTGCAAGCGCTGGAACAGTGGGCGAGTGCTCTGCTTTCGCGGCTCGCGGCGCCCGAGCGGCGCAAGATCATGCTCGACGTGGCGCGCGATCTGCGCCGCAGCCAGCAGGCGCGCATCAGTGCGCAGCAGAACCCGGACGGCTCGAAGTACACAGCGCGCAAGACGCGCAAAGGCAAGAACCTGCGCGGCAAGGCGGGCCGTGTGAAACGCGCGGCCATGTTCGCGAAGCTGCGCACCGCGCGATACATGACGGTCGAAGCCACGGCCGATTGCCTCGCGCTCGGGTTCGCTGGCCGCGTCGCGCGCATCGCCCGCGTTCACCAGCTCGGCGAGCTCGCGCCCGTGGCGCCCGGCGGCCCGAATGCGCAATATCCTGCGCGCCGACTGCTCGGATTCACTGATGCTGATCGCGAGCTGATACGCGATCGACTGTTACACCACCTCAGGAACGGCGCTGAGAAATAGGGGGCAGGGCGAAGCAGCATCCCGACATTGCTTAAACCTAGATTCGAACGCAGTGCGGGCGCGGTGTCCCATAGTCAGCGTCGGTGATTATCGAGCGCGGAGCGTGGAAAGATTTGAAAACTTTATCTGTACAAATCTCGGAATACGCGTAGGATGAAGTCGTTGATTGCCCCGCGCGCCTTTCCTGGCATTTCCAGCCATCCTTCCCATCGGAATCGCGCCGCTCACTCTCATCAAAGGCCGAACACCGCGGCCGATTGTGCGGGAACTCAAACGAGTCGCTTGCACCTTTTCCTGCCATGCCGCGTGGTGATGCGGTCTCAAAGGTTTCCCCATGACAACCGGTTTTCGCCTCTATCGTGGACTTGAGGTCTACCCTCTGGTCTTTCCGCATCGCGCCACCGCGCCCGGTGTAACGCATAACTACGACGAAGGCTTTGATGCCGCTGTGCGTATCCACAAACCTGAAAGTTTGGGAGGCACACAGGGTAGCCGAGTGTTCAGGCTCGTTGTTAACAGGCCGTTCGAGAACGCTGGCGACGCGCGACGTGCCTCGGCCGCATATGCCGAGCGATTGATCGATTCATGCCCCGCGAACACCGACATCTTCGATCTCAAGTTGTGAGAGCACCGTTTTTCTCGCAACAATTGCAACGCACCTGGAGTAAGGACGCTGGCAACTAGGAGAGGAAAATGGACAGGACGGAGTTATTGGAGCAGATCCGACGCAACGCGCCCAGCATTGTTGCTGGGTTTCTTCCACTGGGCGCGCAGACTGAGTTGGATCGGGTCATTCGCGACGGCCGCCACGAAGTTGACACGAATGCCTATCTGATGTTCGTGTCGCTGCGTGCAATGCTACGCAAGGCTGGAATGCCGAGTTTCGACTCAGACAGTGAAGCGGCCCAGATCATGGCTCTTTTGAAAACCTGAATTCTTCATCCACCAAGCCGCCGGTTGCGGTCGAAGTAGGGCAGCACCTGAGCAAGGGAAGTATATGTATTTCAATTCCACTCGATTCCTTATCGACCCGACGCCGAGAAAAGCCGACGGCGAGTTCATCGCCCATGCGCGCATCAGCACGAGCCGTGCAGACGGAAGCGAGGACGACATTCATCTGAGTGGCGATCTCGCTGGGTTTGACTTGCGCGAGGACGCCATTGCATTCGCGAAGACGTGGGCTCAGGAATGGCTCGGCTCGCGCTTCGGCTAAATCTCTGGGCCAATGCAGCGACGGCTGCCCGCGCTGCGAGGTGACGTCAGCATCATGAGCGGCAAGCGTATTTCAACTTCGTGAAATTGCGCGTCTTTAAATCGCCGTTGCGGAGGTGTCATGAAGGCGAGTCGTGAAAATCTGATCGATCTTCTTCGAGCTACACGTTTCGCAGGGCAGCTTCCCGTGAGGCTGCTAAGAAGATTTTCTGCGCGCCAGACAAATCCGGACGTTCAGTCAGAGCCGGTCGAAGCATTTCTATCGACGGCGTTGGTGCACCAATCTCTGCTATCTCAGTGTCTATTGCGAATAGACGGCACCACTGAACCTCGTCGATTGAGCGAGGATGAAAATCCAGAGGAAGATAATCGTGAGGATCTCACCGGACTTCATGTCAGTGGCGAATTGATACATCTTCGCTCTAGCGTACTGCAGCAAATTGAGCTTCTCTCTTCCGTGATCGACGCAGCTGAGTCCACTGGTTTTTTCGAGACAAAGTTGGTGTGCGAGGGAATTCTGACCGAGAAGGCATCGCTTGCCAGCAAGCTGGCTGCGATGATTTCTGTTGAAGACGCGTTGTCGCCCGCCCCATGCACCCCGCGCAGCGACCGTCTCTCATCTTCCGAAGGCGAAAAGCAGTAATCAACGCGCTTCGCCGCCCGCAAAATTTATCGCTGAATCGATATGACAGCGGCTGCTGATCGTCGAAGAGCTTGTGGACCAGCTCGGAAAGTTAGCTTCCCGTTGCCCGTAGTCATTACCCACCTGTTTTTGTACCCAGCCAGCTCACATTGACCGCCGCTCGCCTCGCGCGAGCGCTATCGGCAACATGAGCGGTATGGACGCCAACGAATTCCGCCGCCTCATCGTCAACCTGATCCGCAAAGGATCGGTGTTCGACGTTGACCTCACCAGCACGCCGCCGACGTGCCGCGTTTCTGTTGGCGACCCCGACGATACTGAAAGTCCCGGCCTTCAAACCAACTGGATTCCCTTCATCACGCTGCGCGCGGGCAACACCCGCGAATGGAACCCGCTGACGAAGGGCGAACAGGTCATTCTCTTTTGCCCGATGGGCGACCCCGCGCAGGGCGTCGCGCTCGCGGGCCTCAACTCCGAAACGTTCCCGGCACCGAGCAACAGCGCGGACAAGCACATGCGCGTCTATCCAGACGGCGCAACGCTCGAATACGACCACGCCGCGCATACGCTCACCGCAACCCTGCCCGAAGCCGCCACGGTCCTGATCGTGGCTCCGGGCGCCGTGAATGTGCAGACGAAGACCGCGAGGGTGCAGGCCGACGACATCACGCTCGACGCGAAAAACACCACCGTTACGGGCGCGATGCTCGTCAAGGGCGCCTTTGAATTTCAGTCGGGAATGACGGGTTCGGCGGGCGAGGGTGGCGGCTCCGTCATGAAGATCAAGGGCGATGCGGATTTCGACGGCGAAGTGAAATCGAAGGGCATCAGCCTGCCGTACCACACGCACCGCGAGCAGGGCGACGGCGAACTCGTGAGCGAACCGCAATGAAAGGCATGAACGCATCGACGGGCCGCTCGATTGTCGACCTCGACCACCTCTATCAATCCGTCGCGAAGATTCTGACGACGCCGCTCGCGTCGTGCGTCAAGCGCCGCACGTTCGGCTCTGAAATCCCTGACCTCGTCGACGCGCCGTTCAATGGCGCGACGCGCACGCGCCTCTATGCGGCCGTCGCCACCGCGATCATGAAATGGGAGCCACGCATTGTGCTCACGCGCGTGCAGCTCAACACCAACGACACGACCGACGACGACGACGGCGCGCAGGTGATCGACCTCGAAGGCTATACGACCGAATCGGGCGACGCGGTGCGCACCAGCGTGAACCTCAATCAGACGAGCGCCGCATGACGACTGCCTCTCTCATCGACCTGTCGAGTCTGCCCGTTCCTGACGCACTCGAAGTGCTCGACTTCGAAACCATCTACGCCGAGCGAAAGGCCGCACTGATCGCGCTTTGGCCCGCCGACGAGCAGGCCGAAATCGCCGCGACCGTCGAGCTCGAATCCGAACCGCTCGCGCGTCTGTTGCAGGAAAACTGCTATCGCGAGCTCGTGTGGCGCCAGCGCGTAAACGACGCCGTGCGCGCGGTGATGCTCGCCTTCGCGAACGGAAACGACCTCGACCAGCGCGCCGCGCTCTTTGGCCTCGCGCGCCTGCTCGTCACGCCCGCCGACACCGTGAACAACATCGCGGCCGTCTACGAGAGCAACGACGATCTGCGCCTGCGCGTGCAGCTCGCGCCGCAGGGTTTCAGCGTGGCGGGACCGGCGGCCGCGTATGAGTCGAAAGCGCTGGCCGTCGATGGCCGGCTGCTCGACGCCACCGCGACGCGTCCGCGTCCGGGCGACATACTCGTGACGCTGCTCTCGCGCGAAGGTGACGGAACCGTTGACGACGATCTGTGCGCCGCCGTGCGCGACGCGCTGAGCGCCGAAGATCAACGGCCGATGAACGACACCGTAGACGTGCGCTCGGCCGAAATCGTTCGCTATCGCATTCACGCGAAGGGCTACACGCGCTCGGCCGTGGGCGCCGACGTGCTGATCGCACAGGCGCAGCTCAACGCACATGCCTACGCCGACAAGGTGCGCCGCCTCGGCGTGGGCGTCGCCGAATCCGGCATCAAGGGCGTATGCCAGGCCGCAGGCCTGACGAAAACCGAGCTGATCGAGCCCGCTGGCGATATCGCGATCGACGCGACGCAGGCCTCGTATTGCTACGAAATCGTCATCGAATACGGCGGGATCTATGCCTGATCTTTTGCCACCGAACGCGACGCCGCTCGAAAAGCGCACCGCGACCGCGCTCGCGGTCGTGGATTCGATTCCGACGATGACGCGCGAATACTGGAACCCCGACGACTGCCCGGCCGAACTGCTGCCGTATCTGGCCGCCGAAGTGTCGGTCGATGGCTGGGAGCTCGCCGAGTCCGACGAAGCCCGCCGCGCGCTCATCAAGGGCGCCATCCAGCTCCACCAGAAACGCGGTACGCCGTGGGCGGTGCGCGAAGTGATTCGCCGCCTCGGGTTCGGTGAAATCGACCTCGTAGAAGGCCGCAATGTGCGCCGCCGTGATGGCACCGCGCGCTATTCCGGCGAGTGGGTTCACGGCAACGAAAACGGCGAGTGGGCGCAATACATCGTCCGTCTGCATCAGGCGATCACGCTCGATCAGGCCGACAACCTTCGCGCGGTGCTGGAGCGCTATGCGCCCAAGCGCTCGGAGCTCTACCGCCTCGACTACAGCCAGGCACCGCTACGCCGCAACCGTCAGGGCCGCTATGACGGCCAGTACACCAGAGGGAGCATTAACGTATGACGACCAACCTGACCGAAACCGCCCAATGGGAGGACGGCATTCGCCAGTTCGAAACGTCCGATCCGGTCGAAGGCGGCCCGGATGGCGTCGACAACATCCCGACGCGCCAACTTGCGAACCGCACGAGCTGGCTGCGCCGTGTGTTGCAGTTCGGCCGCACGACGTGGATCGCGGACACCGGCACGAAAAACAACATCGTTGCGAACCTCGTGCCAGCCGTGACTGAATTGCTTGATGGCATGGAAGCGTGTTTCCGCGTCGCGTTCACGAACGACAACGTATGCACGTTCACACCGAACAGCGCGGCAGGCAGCACGATTCCCAAGCTGCCGCTCTATGGCGCCGACCATGCCGAGCTCGGCAAAGGTGATCTGCCCGGCGGTGCGAACGTGCGCGCCCGGCTCGACACGACGCTGAACAAGGCGGGCGGCGGGGCGTGGGTGATCCAGTCGATTTCCGGCGGCATGGCGCGCCTTGTCACGCCGCCCGTTGGCGACGCCTCGACGCGCGCCGCGAACATGGCGGCCGTGTTCGCGGCGACGGACGGACGGCAGGAGATCGACATGAGCGGCGACGCAACGACGATCACGCTCACCGGCCCGCAGTACGGCGTCGCCATGCTCACGCTGACTGGCGAGCTCAAGGCCTCGAAAGACCTCATTTTCCCGGCGCAATCGGGCCAGTGGATTATCGAGAACCTGACGACCGGCAATTACAACGTCACCGCGAAGGTGAACGGCGGCTCGGGCGTCGTCATTGCCGCAGGCGCACCCGTGATCGTCTGTAGCGACGCGGCCGCGATGAAGCTCGCGAGCGCGGGCGGGCAGGCGGGCTTTCGTGCCGTACCGCTCACGGGCATCGTCGGCGACACGATCAATATTGTGGGCGGCTATACGCCGGGAGCCGTGCTGCTCGAACGCAACGGCGCACTCCAGCAGCCAGGCACCGCGGCGTCGCCTGATTTCATCGCAACGGACGGCCTGACGATCAAGCTGACGACGGCCGCCACCGCCGACGAGCAGTTCACCGCCTACGTGTTCGCCACTTTCAGCGTCGCTGACGCCGTGAGGAAGTCGGGCGATGCAATGGGCGGCCCGCTCGCGCTCTACGCGGGTTCCACCGTATCGAACCCGGCCGCAGGCGACAACAGCCAGAACGTGATCAATTCGGCATGGTTCAAGAGCGAAGCGGCCGCCGAGACGAACGCCGGGACGGCCAAGGTTGCCACGCTGGCGCAGACCACCGCAGGCACCGACGACGCGACGATCGTGACGCCGAAGAAGTTGCGCGCGGGGTTTTCGGCACTGTTGAGCGGCCCCGGCTACATCGCGTTCCCGTCGTGGCTCGGCGGCCTGATTATCCAGTGGGGCGCCATCGCAGTGCCGAACGCAAACACGGCCGTGACGGTCACGCTCCCTCTCGCCTTTCCGACCAATATGTTTATCAACCCGTGGACAACGGGGTCGTCTGCAGCGGGATTCACCTACGGCAACAACACCGGTACGCAATCCACGATCTATGTCTACTCGACCGTGGCAAACAACACGGTTTCATGGCTCGCTTTCGGACGGTAAAACATCATGTCTTTCGCTTCCAATCTCGCCGCGCTTGGGCGACTTCTCACCGCCGCCGCAACCGGCATCGTGAACGGCAAAGCCCCCGCCGCTGGGGACAACAGCACAGCGCTGATTAATTCGACATGGTTCAAGAGCGAAGCGGCCGCCGAGACAAACGTCGGGACGGCAAAGGTCGCCACACAGGCGCAGACCGTCGCAGGCACCGACGACGCGACGATCGTGACGCCGAAGAAGCTGCGCGCGGGGTTCTCTGTGCTGCTCGGCACGAACGGCTATATCGCGCTGCCAACGTGGCTCGGCGGCGTCATTCTCCAGTGGGGTACGGGTGCGACCACGACCGGCTTCGGAACGCTCTTTTTCCCGCTGGCTTTCCCGAGTGGCTGCAAATCCGCAGTCGCTAACAACTGGGGCGGTGGGACGCAGTACATCGGGATTCAATCGTTCACAGCCACGTCGCTAGTCGTGAACTCCGGTTCGGTTTCTCAAAATTTCACCTGGTTCGCCATAGGGTTTTAATCATGGGTCAAAAATTCGCAAGCTACGACGCCACCGGCGCCATCACCGGCTATTACGACGACGCAATCAGCGCGCCGCCCGCCGGTTTGCAATTCGTGAAGCTCACGGCCGACCAGTATCGCGCGATGCTCGACGGCCAGTCTGACGGCAAACGCCCGAGCATCGACGCGAGCGGCAATCCCGTGCTGCTCGATCCGCCTGCGCCCACGGGCGATGCGCTCGCCGAGCTCCAGCGTGCCGCACGAAATGCCGCGATCACAGCGACCGACTGGATCGTTGCCCGCCATCAGGACGAGCTCGCGCTTGGCGGCGCGACCACGCTCACGGCCGAGCAGTACGCGACGCTGCTCGCGTATCGCAAGACGCTGCGCGATCTGCCCGACGCGTCGAGCTGGCCCGACGTCGAGCTGCCGGCCGTTCCCGACTTCGTCACGGCCATGTAACGGCCACGCCTTTTTCAATATCAACAGGAGAAACCGAACATGGCGCAGGACTATCACCACGGCGTGCGCGTGCTGGAAATCAACGACGGCACGCGACCGATTCGTACCGTATCGACGGCCGTGCTCGGCCTCGTCGCAACGGCCGAAGATGCGGACGCGGCAACGTTCCCGCTCAATACGCCCGTGCTTATCACGAACGTGAATTCGGCACTCGGCAAGGCTGGCACGAAAGGCACGCTCTACAAGGCACTGAAAGCCATCAGCCTGCAAACGAAGCCCGTGACCGTCGTCGTGCGCGTGGCGGAAGGTGCGGACGATGCAGAAACCACGTCGAATGTGATCGGCACGGTGACGGCCGAAGGCAAATACACGGGCGCAATGGCGCTCATGACTGCGCAAACCAAGTTCGGCGTGAAGCCGCGCATTCTCGGCGCGCCGTTCCTCGACACGCAGGCCGTGACGAACCAGCTCGCCACGATCGCGCAATCGGTGCGCGGTTTCGTCTATGCCTTCGCGAACGGCTGCAAGACCAAGGAAGAAGCCACCACCTACCGCAAGCAGTTCGGCCAGCGTGAAGTGATGGTGATCTGGCCGAATTTCACGGCATGGGATGACACGGCCAACGCCGACGTCGAATATCCGGCCGTGGCGTTCGCGATGGGCCTGCGCGCGAAGATCGACAACGACACGGGCTGGCACAAAACGCTGTCCAACGTCGTGGTGAATGGCGCGACCGGTATCACCGCGGATGTTTCGTGGGATCTGCAAGACCCGGCAACGGATGCGGGCTACCTCAACGAACAGGACGTGACGACGCTCGTGAATCGCGACGGCTACCGTTTCTGGGGCTCGCGCACCTGCACCGACGACACGAATTTCGCATTCGAGAACTACACGCGCACGGCGCAGGTGATCGCGGATTCGATCGCAGAAGCGCAGGCGCCAATCGTCGACGGCCCGCTCAATCCGTCGCTGCCGCGCGACATTATCGAGAGCATCAACGCGAAGTTCCGTAGCTGGACCTCGCTCGGCTATCTGATCGGCGGTTCGTCGTGGTGGGATGCCGAGCCGAACACCACCGACGAATTGAAGTCGGGCGGCGCGTACATCGACTACGACTACACGCCCGTGCCGCCGCTCGAAAATCTCAAGCTGCGCCAGCGCATCACCGACCGCTATCTCGCTGACTTCGCGTCGCGCGTAACGGCTTAATTACGGCTCGACAAAGGAGAAATAGCGATGGCAATGCCGAGCAAACTGAAAGGGTTCAACCTCTTTCACAACGGCGAAAACTTCGTCGGCAAGATTCCCGAAGTGCAGCTTCCGAAGCTGACGCGCAAGACCGAAGACTATCAGGGCGGCGGCATGGGCGGCCCGATCAAGATCGACTTTGGTCAGGAAGCGATCCAGATGGAATGGACCGCAGGTGGCCTCATGAAATCGGTGTTGCAGCAGTACGGCACTCTCAAGCATGACGGCGTGCTGCTGCGTTTCGCGGGCGGCTATCAGGCCGAAGATTCCGACACGTTCGACGCACTCGAAATCGTCGTGCGCGGTCGCCACACCGAAATCGACCTCGGCACCGCGAAGCCGAAAGACGACACCGCGTTCAAGGTCACGACGGCGGCCAGCTACTACAAGCTGTCGATCAACGGCGAGGACATTATCGAAATCGACTTCGTGAACATGATCGAAAAGATCAACGGCACCGATCTGTTGCAGGCGCTTCGCACCGCGATCGGCCTGTAATGCAGCGCGCGCGGCCGGTATGCGGCCGCCGCGCCTCTCAAACCTATCTCTCTATCACACACCATGAAAACGAACACCCAAGCCAGCAGCGCCCCGGAAAACGCCTCGCAGAACGATCAAGCAGAGAAGGGGGGCGCGACGCCCGAGAAAGACCCGAACACGGTCGTGCTCGACACGCCGATCGTGCGCGGCAAGCAGACCATCAGCGAAATCACGCTGCGCAAACCGCGCTCGGGCGAGCTGCGCGGCGTGTCGCTGCAAGACCTCGTGAATCTCGACGTGATCGCACTTTCGAAGGTGCTCCCGCGCATCAGCGCGCCGACACTGACCGAGCACGACGTCGCGCAGCTCGACCCCGCCGACCTCGTGCAATTGGGAGGTGTGTTCGCCGGTTTTTTGTGGCCGAAGGCAGTGAAAGCGAGCATGGAATCCCTGAACGGGTAGAAGATGCGATGGCCGATATCGCGACCGTGTTCGGCGGCTGGACGCCCGCCATGATGGACGAGTTCGGCCTTGCGGAATTGATGGACTGGCGCGAGCGAGCGCGCGTGAGAAGCGGAAACGGAAACGATGGATAACGCCCTGAAACTTCGCGTCGTCTTTGACATGGTCGACAAGGTGACGAAGCCCCTTAAGACCATGCTCGCCGGTAACAAGGGGCTCGCCGGTTCGCTCAAGGAAACGCGCGACGAGCTCGCCAAGCTCGACAAGCAGCAGAAGAACATCAACGGCTACAAGATCGTGCGCGGTCAACTGTCGGGCACCGTGCGCGATCTGAAAGAAGCTCGCGAGAAAATGCGCGGGCTCCAGTTGCAGATTCAGCAAAGCGACGCACCGAGCGCGAAAATGCGCAACGCCCTGAATGCCGCATCGCGCGCTGTCGTAAAACTCAGCGAACGGGAAAAGGAGCATTCCAGCAGGCTCGCGGAGCTCAGAAACCGGATGCAGGACGCGGGGCGCGGCACGCAGACGCTCGCCGCGCACGAAACTGACGTTCGCGCGAAATTCGAGAAAACGACCGAAGCTATCAAGCGTCAGGAAGAGCAACTTCGTGCGATTGGCAATCGCGAAAAGCGCATCGGCGACGCGCGCAAGAGCATGCAGAAAATGCAGGGCGTGGCGGGCGGCATGGCCGTGGGCGGCTACGCTGCGAAATCGACCGGCGCGCACATTTTCGGCGACCTGCACGAATCGCTAGATCAGGCCAAGGAATACCAGCGCGAAGCGATGCGAATCAAGGCGCTCGGCCTCGGCGATCACGCGTCGGCGAATGCCGTCAAATACGCGAGCTCGTTGAACACCTACGGCGTATCCACCAACGACAACATGGTGATGATGCGCGACGCCCTGAGCATTTTCGCCGACGAGCATCACGCGCAGATGGTGATGCCAACGCTCGCGAAAATGAAGTTCGCCAACGATTCGATGTTCGGTGCAGAGGACGCGCACGCGAACGAAGAAAAATTCATGAACATGCTCAAGGTGATCGAGCTGCGCGGCGGCACGAAGAACGAAGGCACGTTCAAGGATGAAGCGAACATGGTGCAGAAGGTCATCACGGCGACGGGCGGTCGCGTCGGCGGTGACGAGTGGCGCAACTTCATCCAGACGGGCGGCGTCGCGGCGAAGCAATTGCGCAAGGATGCGTTCTACTACCAGATGGAGCCGCTGATTCAGGAAATGGGCGGCCATGCTGTCGGTACGGGCCTGATGTCCGCATACAGCAATGTCTACCAGGGCAAAACGACCGTGCGCGCGGCCAAGCAGATGATGTCACTCGGGCTGCTCGATCCGAAGATGGTCGAATACACCAAAATCGGCACCATCAAGCAGGTGAAGCCGGGCGCGCTCGCGGGCGGCGACCAGCTCAAGGCCTCGCCGCTCGAATGGCTCGAAAAGGTGCTGCTTCCGAAGCTCGCGGCGAAAGGGATCACTGACCCGGACAAGGTCAAAGACATGATCTCGACGATTTTCACGAATCGCACGGCCGCGAATCTCTTTACCACGATGTATATGCAGCGCGACCAGATTCACAAGTCGGAACGCCTCAACACCGGCGCCGATGGAATCGACGAAGGCGCGGCAAAGGGGCGGCAACTCGCGCAGGGCGGCGAGCTCGAAACGCTGCGCCAGCTCAAGAATTTGCAAGGCGAAATCGGCGACAAGATTCTGCCCGCCTATAACGCGGCGCTCGGTGTCACGGCCAGCGCGACGGCGAAGGTAGTCGGGTTCATGAAAGAGCACGGCACGGCCGCCCGCGTGATCCTGATCGCACTCGCCGCGCTCGCCGCAATTCTCGTCGTCTGCGGCACGCTGACGATTGCGCTCGCGGGCGTGCTCGGGCCGATGGCCGTCGTGAAATTCAGCATGCAAACGCTCGGCATGCAGGGCGGCTTGCTCGCGCGTTCGCTCGGGCTCGCCGGTTCGGCTTTCCGTATGTTCGGCATGGGCGCAATGTGGGCCGGGCGCGCCATGCTCATGAACCCGATCGGGCTGGCGATTACGGCGGCCGTGGCCTTGATCGCAGGTGCTGCGTATCTCATTTACCGATACTGGGAGCCCATTACGGCTTTCTTCGGCCGCGTGTGGAGTACGGTTAGCGCAGCATTCGCAGGTGCTATCGGCTCCGTGTCCGCCTTGCTCGTGAACTGGAGCCTCCTGGGCCTGCTGTATCAGGCGTTCTCGGGCGTTATGTCGTTGCTCGGCATCGAATTACCGGGCAAGTTCACCGAGTTCGGCGGCTACATCATTATGGGCCTTGTGAACGGCATCAGCAGCCGCCTTGGGGCCGTCAAGGATGCCATCGTGAACGTCGCGAGCTCCACGATCGGATGGTTCAAGGAAAAGCTCGGCATTCACAGCCCGAGCCGCGTATTCGGCGAGCTCGGCGGATTCATCAGCCAAGGCGCTGCAATCGGCATGGAAGGCGAGCAGGGGCGTATCGCGAAAGCGGCCGTGGGCCTCGCGACCGTCGCCACAACCGCATTCGGCGCGCCCGCGTTCGCGAACGGCGTCGGCATGGCCAACACTGTCGGCGTGCCGCTCGTGCGTCCGACCACGCCGATTGATCGACGCGCGCCGATCACGGCCGCAAGCGGCGGCGCGGGCGCGACCGTGGCGGCCGCCGCCGGTCCTTCGCCGATTGTCATCAACATCTATCCGCAGGCCGGAGACGATCCGCAGTCGATCGCGCGCGCCGTCTCGGCCGAGCTCGACCGGCGCGAACGCATGAAGCGCTCGCGCGCCACGTCGAGCCTGTCTGACCACTAACCGGAGCCGAACCCATGCAGATGGCGCTCGACCAATTCGTTTTCAGCCTCACGACCGTGCCTTATCAGGAGCTCCAGCGTCAACGCAACTGGAAGCACCGCACGAGCTCGCGCGTCGGCACGCGCGACGCGAGCCAGTTCACCGGCGCGGGTGAAGACACGTTCACCCTGAATGGCGTCGTGGCGCAGGACAACGGCATTGGCACGGCCGCATCGCTCAAGCAGCTCGCCGACATGGGCGACGCAGGCGACGCGTATGTGCTCGTCGATGGTACGGGCGTGGTGTACGGCGCCTATATCATTGAAAGCCTCAACGAAACCGGCCACTATCACACCAAGGAAGGTATCGCGCGAAAGATTGAATTCAACCTCTCGTTGAAACGCGTCGATGACGATATGGCGCTTGCCGTGAACGAACGGAAGGTGCAGTGATGGCGGATTCAAATAATAATCGGAATACTAACGATTCCGTAAAGCGAGCCGGGCGCGTGCAACCGCAGGCGGATTACCGCGTGACGCTCGACGGCCGCGACCTTTCACGCCTGATCGCGCCCGACCTCATCAGCCTGTCGCTCTCGGAGTCGCGCAGCGATGAAGCCGACACGCTCGATATCGTGATCGACGATTCGAAAAACAAATTCGCGATACCGAAGCGGGGCGCCGCGATCAAGCTCGCGCTCGGGTGGGTGGGTGAACCGCTCATCGACAAAGGCACGTTCACGGTGGACGAAGTTGAGCACAGCGGCGCGCCCGATATCATCACGATCCGGGCGCGCTCGGCGTCAATGACCGAAGCCATGCACGAGCGCCGCGAGCAGAGCTGGCACGCGCAGACGCTCGGCGCGATCGTGAAGGCAATCGCGGGACGGCACGAGCTCAAGCCCGCAATCGCGGCCGCGCTCGCGCAGATTGCAATCGCGCATATCGACCAGACGCACGAAAGCGATATGTCATTTCTGACGCGCCTCGCGAAGCGTTATGACGCGGTGATGAACGTCAAGGATCTGAACCTGCTTTTCATGCCGATCGGCACCGGCAAGACGGCGAGCGGGAAAGCACTGAGCGTGCTGGAGCTCACGCGCAAGAGCGGCGACCAGCATCGCTACCACGTTTCGCAGCGCGAGAGCTACGCGGCCGTGCGCGCGCACTACCATTCGAATGGCAAAAGCAAGCGCAAGTCCGTTATCGTGGGCGGCGAGAACAATCACAACGTCAAGGTGTTGCCCGAGGATTACCCGGACGAAGCGCAGGCGCGTGCTGCCGCACAGGCAGAATTCAACCGGACGCAGCGCAGCCAGGCGACTTTCGATTACACGCTCGCGCGCGGCCGTGCCGAAATCTTTCCCGAGCTGCCCGTGACGGTTTCAGGATTCAAGCCGGTTATCGACGAAACGCCGTGGCTCGTGAAAACGGTACGGCACGAGCTCGGCGAAGGCGGATTCACGACGACGCTCGCGCTCGAAGTGCGCGACGATCCAACGACCGACAAACACCGATCGCATTTCAGGCGTACGACTTGACTGGCGTGACATGACGCGATCGTCGGGTTTCATCGGGACGAAAACAGATCGTCGACAATCTTGCGACCGGCGCTAAATCCGCCCATGATCGCGTCCGCTTCATTCGCGAACGGTCGGCCGCCGGACTCGCCAAAACGAAGTGGCGAAATGAGCGCAATGCTCGTCCCAGACTTGAACACGCGCACCACCGCCACATAACCCGGCTCGCTGCAATTGCGCTTACCCTGAGCCATCAAGAAGTCAACCTCGACAGAAACCTCAAGCGTATAGCCGAGATATTCATAGCTTCGGCTCATAGACATGTCGCCTCCCAAGCTGCTTGAACCATGCCAGGGGTTTCGGAGCCAGCATTCGACGCCGGAAGTACGCGGGTTCGAAGAAGGGCAACGATTTCACGCGTCGGGACGCTTGTCAGGAGGCTTGAAACCTTGGTCTGGAGAAACCAGCGACAGCGGACGATCTCGCGGCTCGCAACCGGTTCAACTTCGTCATGCGTCTCGAATAGGAAAACGTGATGCCGCTTGTTGATGCCGCCAAACTCGAAGAGATAGAGCAGCGGACCGCCTGCCATTGCCGTTTCCTCTAACAACTCGCGCTCAGCAGCCTGAATGGGCGTTTCGCCGCGTTTGATGGTGCCGCCAGGCAATGCTCAGCGGCCTCGATCCCTCGCAACAAGCAGGATATGGCCACGCTTGCGGCAGACGATAGTTGCTCGATCTTTCATTCCGTGCAGGTTTGCGTTCGCACAAGGTCGCAGATTATCGCGCGACGGGCCGAGAGAAAATATTCACCGCATTTGTTTCTTTTATAATTTCTCTGCCGTCCCGATGCAACGCCCATCACGGTCTGAGGCACAACGCATGCCAACGTACGAATTCGAGCCTCTTGCTCTCAAGAGCGGTCCACCGCTGGTAGCTGATCGCTTTCTTATGACGTATCTGTGGGGCGCCAGTGAGTGCCTTTTACCGCCCGGTACGGTGATGCACTGGGCTGTTCTGCTGCACGAACGCGGCGAAGACTTCGCGTCGCACGCGGCAGCGTGCCATTACTGGCTGTATGAGCACTATCAGGGCTATGACCACAACGGTCCGTCAAAGCGGCGACTATCCCAGAAACCCGATGCAACCCAGGTACACGAAACCGACCGAAATTCAGGTTGATCACCGATGGTAGGCAGGCGGCCCGTTGTCCTTAAGTAGGCGTCCAGAGCGCCACGATTTCGGGATTTCGAGCGCGAGCACTCGCCAGCGCACCAGCACGTCGGCAAACGTACCTTCGCGTTTCGCACGGCGAATCTTGTCCACGACGTTCCAGCCTCGGACGTAAAGCGCGAAACTGCGTTGGCTTGATAGGAAATGTGGGGCGTGAACGCCGACCCATGCGAGCAGTTCGGCGGGCGGCACGTCGGGCGCGGCGGGGTCCGGCTCGATATTGGCCGTCAAACCAACATCAGAATCGTCGGGTCGGGTTTCGGCTGGGGCGGCGGCTGTTTCGCGTTTCAGAAGACGCAGGAGCTCGATGCGATGCCAAGGGATCGGCGAGCGGCCGGCCACGTAATTACGGATGGTTCGGGTGCAGCAGCGCAGCGCCTCGGCGACACGGGCGATTGACAGACCGTCTGTCAACGTCAGGAAGTCGGAAAGTTCGCCGTGTCTGGGCGCTGCGGAAATCATTGGAAGTGCGGCGAAGAAAACGTAAGCGATTGTAAGTATGTTTACAAATCGTTTCCTTCAACCTGACAGAATTGATAGGTTATCCATCTCCGTCAGTGCACTGTCTAGATTTTACATAACATAAATTATCGAACTTTTGATTTGTAGTGGCTAAGTAGAAATGTCCGCTTTTGGCCAAGTTCAAATGTCCGCTTTCGAGTTGCCCGTAGCCTGACCGGCCGCTGGAGGTCCAGCGCCGGAGCTGCGATGGCTGCAACAGAACGGATAACCATGACGATGTGCGAGCTGGACAGATTCAAGGTCATTGAGGACGTGGTGGACGGCAGGCTTACGCCAACGCGCGCCGCGGAACGTCTCGGGCTGACGACCCGGCAGATCCGGCGGCTGGTGGCGCGACTCCGCGAGCATGGGCCGCAA